GGGGGAAGGTCCCCCCTGTTGTGGCTCAGTACTCTGGCTGATCGGGGCGGTAGCCCATAGCGTAGTGCAGTAGGCGAGCATGGTTTAGGCGGGCTTTCTCGGCGAGAGTACGACCAAGGGCCTTAGCTGTCAGGGGGGAGACTTGGTTCAGCATAGCGAGCTGGGTTGCAAAATCCTGGTAGCTGTTCATGGTGATCATGGGATGGGTTCCTGTAGGTGTGGATGGTTGGAGGGGGTGGTCCCCCTCACTTCTTTAAGGTAGGCGATCGGGGGGCTGAATGACAACCCCCTAAAGCTTAAAGGATCCTGAGAATCAGACCCAGTAGGTTTCGGGCTTGGTGACCTGGAGCAGGACGGCGTCCTGGGCAGCTACTTCTTTGTAGTCAAAGCAGAAGCGACCGACAGCTGCGCGGTGGGCTTGGCCCTCGCCGATCACCAGGATCTGGAGGCTAGGTTCATCGACGATGCCGCGCTCTGGTGATTCCCATCGGCCGGTGCATTCGATCACGGTATGACCTGAGGGGAAATGGATGGCGGCCAGGTCAAGGGCGGCTGCTTTGCATTGGTCGACCGTAAGCTCAGGGGACTCGAGGCCGAGGGTCACAGTGTAGGTGGTTGCGGTGGTCATGGCTGGTTGCCTGTAGTTTGGATGGTTGGAGGGGGTGGTCCCCCTCACTTCTTTAAGATAGTCGGTCTGGTGATGGCCGTCTAGGGGGCGTGACCTTTCTTTACACTCCCTCTATCACCAGGTAGGTAAGCACCAGAGGGAGCAGCGCGAGGATCAGCTCCATGGTGCGACCCCGTGAGCGGTGGGAATGCTGGCCACGTTCCCGGTCAGCATGGCCTCGACGATCTGGTGCACATAGTAGGCGGCGTGGATTTTTTTCGCGGCTTCGGGGGTGGTTGCTTGGTAGGCGGCCACGTTCAGTCTGGCCATTGCTTCGAGGTTCTGGGTGCGGGTCATGGGGTGGTTCCTGTAGGGGGTGGGTTGCTGAGGGGTCAGGCTTCAGACCTGGGGGAAGTACTCATTGTAGATCATGGTGGCTGCCAGGTGCTGGCCGTGGTTGGTCAGCTCCCGGATCTGTTGCTGAATAGCACGGGCCTGATCAGGGGTCAGCCGGGGGGTGGTCGTGCGGGGGGTGGTCATGATCCTAAGGGGGTGAGGAGGGTGCTCCCTCCATGCACCTAATCTACACCATGCCATACCCATGGCAGTGAGTAAATCTACCTATTCTTCTTTTGTTTGTTTCTCACCCAGCTGTTGAGAATGCCTCGCAATAAGAAACACCAGAATCGCCGAAATTCGAGACTCTCAATAAGGCCCCTTATTGAGAACAGCCGAAATCGCCGAAAATCCCAACTCTTGCTGAGAATCAGTCGCAATAGGCACCGGTAGTACATCCGTACCCCCCTGGGGCGACTCGAGAGCGTGCTAACTCAGAGAGCCCCCCTTCAGAATCTGTGAAAAAATACGGTACCGGTCCCAAATTTGCCAATATAAAGTGCGTCTATAAAAATTTTGAAAAAATTCCGGTACGAGCCCTAGGGGAGGCTGTACGGGGTGATGGTGTATATCAGGCCAGGTTCTTCATCCAATCCCTTTCGGAGGGTTCTAGGAGGTATATGGTGCGGTTGAGGAGGGTTTTAGCCTGTTGTTCTGACAGTTCGTGGTAAAAGCGGGCCAAGAGCTGCAGTGTAGCGTCTTTCTGTTGGCATCTAACGGCTAACAGTAGGGCGAGGGAGTACTGAAGCATGAGTTTAGACGGGATGGGCTCGTGATCATGCTTCATTATATCAGCTAGGAACACTAGAATGACTGTATAGCATGCCGAATCATGGCTTTGGACGTTACTGGCAACTGGGTTGCAGGCGATGATCTGCGTGTTATCGAGGCACTTGGCCTTCCGTTTGGCACCTACACCATCGAATGCACCCAGAACTGCATGAATCAGCTAGAGGACATGAGTCCTGAGGCTGTTTTGCGTGTTCGGACGCTGCTGGATGAGTATGAGGCAGCCAAAACGGCTGAATCTACGCAGAATCTGTCTGATACTGAGGGTAAAACCCTGGTTAAGGCTGACGTATTGGAGTGGGAGCGCAACGGTGCAGGCCAGATGAGTGGTGCACAGCAGGAAATGATCCGCGCCAAGAACGATCTCGCCCAGTACTTTGCCTTCTGCAGCTGCATGGGCGGCCTTCAGAGCGGTGGTACCTACGGCATGACCAGCCTTATTCGGTCCTGAGAGGCCTCTGTGGGGCCCCTCGGTACACTGAAGGGTCCTTTTAGGTAAGATCATGCACCCAGAAGTTGATGGGCCCCTTGGAGAAGCAATGAGGGACCTTGCCAAAATGGAGTTGGTTCCAGTCTGGTGTAATGGCTGCCAGGGATTCGTGAAGATGAACTCCAATTTCGCTAAATTCCTTGACGGTGAGATCAATTCCTGCGCGAAATGTCGCAATCTTAAGCTGAAGGAGTGACGAGCGAAGCGAGAAGCGACCGACGCGGAGCGTGAGGGAAGCTGGCGCGGCATCCTAGAGAAGACTAGAGGATGTTATGGCTTCCCCGTTGCTTCCATATATCAACTCCAGGCTCCTTGTGCCAAGCCAGGGAGCTGTTTCATTGGTTGATGGGCGCTGGGTAGAGGCTGCGGGTGATTCCTACCTGGTCAAGATGTTTATTAAGCGGGCTCAGTATAGCGGAGTGTCCTCTGGCTCTAAACTGGTCCCTATCCCGTCCCAGCTTGACGGCGAAATGATGCCAGGCGCCAGTGGCGACCAGTTCTACTACAGGGGCTATGCACTGGAGTGGACAACTGTGCCCAGTAGCTGGGATCTGGAGACCTCTGACGAGACTGGCCTTGTATTCCAGCAGGTGACGACCCAATATAGCTGGTTAGCGACGGGAACCGAGTGCTTTTTCCGCTTTGGCGATGATCCGATCATGCCAGCGGCTAAAATTCAGCGTTCTAGCGGTATATTTGGCGGTGAGGGGATCGATGAGATCATCTACAAGGAGATTGGCGGCGTTCAGATCCAGATCACTGGTGGCGAACTGCAGAACTGACCATGGCACAGTTTAAGTTCTCTCAAAAACTGGAAATCAAGATGCCCAAGGTTGAGGGCAAGGCTGAAACCAAGAAGATGCAGCTTGCAATCAACAAGGCCCTGTCAAAAGGCGCTCAGAAGGGGGCTACGTATGTTCAGTCTGGCCTGAGGGACGCCCTTAACGCCGCCCTAGAATCGAATCACTGGACTGGTTTTAACCCTAAATACCCATACTCACGCAAAAACGGGCAGCTAATGGGCTCTGGGGCTCGTGATGCCATCGACACTGGTGCGCTGCGGGATTCACTGAAGATCAAGGAGAAGTTCAGCCAGACAAAAGTCGGCTTTCAGATCTCCTACGGTGCACCGTATGCCGCATTCGTGCATTACGGCGGTGTCATCCAGCCATACGGCAACCCCAGGGCCGCCAGTGTCGTCATTCCGGCGAGGCCCTGGGTTGAAGGTGTACTGTACGGAACGCATGGAGTTCCCAAGTTCGACATGGTTCCCTTCTTTGACAAGGGTGTGCAGGAGGCCTGGACCGCCCAGTTCGGTTGATTGGTATCATAGCTCAGCTTCAGCCTCTTAAATGGCACGTAAAAAGAAGGGTCTTCCGTTCGTAGTTCAGCCCCGCCTGGCTCCTATCAAGGAGGTCATCGGTACCGAAGAGTCTGGTCAGATCGAGATCGAGCGCAAGGGTTATCTGACGGTTGCCGAAAAGGCTATTTCTCAAAATGCCGTCAGTGGTGATGAAAGCGTCAAGGCTGTCTATGCTATGGCTGGCACAATTGCCAGGGACACTGGTAAGCAGGTCTCCGAGGTCATGAGCGACATGATGCAGGAGGTACGGCCAGAGTATATGCAGCCTTGGGATGAAGATATCCTGGCCCTCATTATGGACATGATGGTCTATCAGGAGCGTGTCAACCTGATCAACGCCACTGCATTGATCATCTGCCGCGTAGACCCAGAGTGGACCGTGAAACAGTCAATGGAGCTTCATCCAGACCTGGTTACGGGACTGGCACTCTTGTTCCGCGACGAGGACAACCGCTCCACCGAGGCACTTCAGGCAGCGGTTGATAATACAGAGGGGCGGGCCGAGGGAAAGCAGTAAGCCAGGACGAGGGGTATGACTTTGAGAAGTTCTACTGGCTTCTCAAGGCAACCTTTCCTGGCGATCCAGAATTTGGAATCGAAAGATACTCATCCCTACCATGGAATTATGTACTTGCTGCCGTAACGAACGGCCTCAATCTTTACGGCCAAAGACTGCATGACGCCGAGCGTCCCATAGCTTTGCTGTCTTCGCTTTTCGCTAACAGCAACCGCGATCCAAAGAAAAGGAAAACTCCTTACAATTACATGGATTACAGCTTCTACAAGCCGGTAGATGCTGGCGAGAAGCCCTCTGGTCAGTACGGAGCGGCATTTATTGAGCTTGTCAGGATTGGACTTGCCCCTGCCTGGACGCTGTTTTGCTACAAGGAAATGGCGGCAGGTGCGGATCCGAATTTGCCGGTTGGCGAGCCCGCGCTGATATCCGAAGATGCAGTCCTGCTCTATCCAACGCCAGTAGGCAATGGTTACTCAGGCCTTCTCATCGCCAGGGAGTCGGCGGGAAATCAGAGGAGAAAATTCATTTCTACCAAGGGTGTAGAGGTAACCCTCTCGGTGCCGTATATCGAGACAAAAGTAGTGGCAAGAGAGGGCGAAGTACTTATGCCGTAGGCCAGTCGCCCATTATCTTATTTGCGTATTCTTCAACAATCCGCGAATCTTCTTCGCTGTATGGACCGAAGTTAGCTAGGCCGCCAGAGAGCCACTGCCGAATCCTCCATTCAGCCTCGATAGTATAGAAAGACTGCATGCGGAACCAGGCAACCCACTCCTGGCTTGACTTGGCCTGGTTGCAGTCTCGGCAGGCAGGGATGCAATTGGTGGTCCTGTCTTCGCCGCCAGCACTTTTGGGGCGGACATGGTCAACAGTTAACGAGTCATCGTCAATCGGAGGACGCCCACAGTAAGCGCAACGGTTGTTCCAGGCGTCTTTGATGCTTTGCCGCCATTGCTGACGGGCTTCACGGCGAGTCAGAGCAGACATGTTGAATAAGTAATCTGAAATCCTCTCGTAAACGGGGAGGTGGTCCTGCGAAGGGTGCATCTCAGATTATTGTGAAGACGACACCACGGAGAAGGTTCGTGTACTCTGGCTTCATGAGGCCTCCGTAGATTGTCCTAACCTTATTGTACCACTCAGGAACACTAAAAGCGACGATTTCAAGGCTCAGATGGCCCAGGTTTTCCCTACTTCTGCACAGGTCATCTACGACACGCTTGCAGCAGACCCGACTTTCCCAGGACTGCTTGGCTCCTATGAGTTCAAGGCTGGCCAAACTCTTCCCGCTATATCGATTGTCAGCGCTGGCGAGGACATGCCATCGATCAGAAACGTCCAGGGAGTCGAGTGCATTATCCAGGACGCAGGAAGCACTGAGTCGATGTCCTACCTGACAGACGCCTCTTATCCAGTTGTGACCTGGAGCGTCTTCCTGGTGGCCTGGAACCCTGCTAAAGGTGCGGACCTTCAGGTTGCCACGGAAAGGGTGCTACAGCGCTTTGTGGACGCCTCTGCGATCCAGGTGGTGGGCGTGGCTGATGGTCTTGGTGCTTTGGTGCAGAATAAGATTATCATCAAGTCAAACATGCCAATTATCCCAGCGAGTTAGACTTTTTGCGGTTCTCTGTAGCGGTTAGAATCTGCAGGTTCCAGGGTACGTGCAAACCGCAACTGGTTTTGCCGTTTATGGGATGTATATGGTCCACATCATATCTGCCGCCGAAGACTTGTTCCAGGGCCTTTGCGGTGATATAGAAGGACTCTATCTCCTTCAGGTGCTCCTTGGTCAGCCAAGGTGGTGTTGCCTGAGCCCTGTCGGCGCGAGCCTTTGCCGCCTTGGCGGCGTTCTTGTCGGGGTTTGCTTGACGGTAAGCACGATCAAGCTGCTTCATCTTCTCGGGATTTGCTTTACGGTACGCGGCCGACGCGGCATTGCGCTTCTCGCGGTTGCGGGCG